GCAGCACTCATCGCCGGCTTCGCCCAGCCGGTGGAACCGGACACCCGTGCCGGCGCCTGACCAGCTGCTCGTCTCCTACGGGGCCCGCTACGACCTGATCCGCTCGGAGCTCGCAGCGGCAATCGGCCGAGCCTGGGCGCTCGCGGGCGGCGTCTCCGACCGTCACCTTGCAGTCTTCGTCCGGCTCGCCGTCCCGCTCGTGCAGGGCGCCCAGCAAGCCACCGCGGCGATCACCACCGCCTACCTGGCCGCGATGATCGACGAGCTCACCGGTGCGCCGCCGGCCGCCGCCGCCGTCGACGCCCGACGGCTCTCCGGCCCTGCCATCCGGGGCACGCCGCCTTCGGAGGTCTACGCCCGACCCATCATCACCGCCCGCCGCATGCTGTCCGAAGGCCGGACGCTCACCGACGCCCTCAACGCCGCCCGGGCCCGGGCGCTCAACACCGCACAGACCGACGTCGTCCTCGCTCACCGTGCCGCAGCCGCGGCCGTGCTCGAGGCCGACGCCCGCATCGTCGGCTACCGGCGGGTCCTCACCGGCCGGTCCTGCATGCTGTGCGCCACGGCGAGCAGCCAGCGCTACCGGCGCGGCGACCTCATGCCCATCCACGACCACTGCGACTGCCGGGTCAGCCCCATCACCGGCGACGCAGACCCAGGTCGGATCGTCAACCGGCAGCTTCTCGCCAACCTGCGCCAGCAGGGCGGCTCCACCTACTGGAAGGACCGAGGGTTCGTCGACGTCGACGACGACGGCACGTTCCGTGTGCGCCGCGCCGGAGTCGACGAACCCCAAGCCCTCCGGGTCGCCGTGCGCGAGCACGGCGAGCTCGGCCCGACGCTCGTCGACGCGGACCACGCGTGGACGGGCACGGCCGACCTCTGACCGACCGACAGGTCGGGTGAAGCGCCTACGGCCAGCGCCCAATGGCCGGACCACTCCACGGGAGGAAACCCATGCCGAAGGCCAAGCCTGGCCCCCTGCTGCCCCTGCTGCTCGAAGCTGGGCTGCCGATCGAGCTGCTTTCGTCCCTGCGGATGCAGGACGGCGGCGCCGGCGGTTCGGGGACAAGCGGCGACGGCGGCGACGGCGGCGGCGGAGGCGCCGGCGGCGAGCCGCCCAAGACCTTCACCCAAGCCGAGCTCGAGCGCATCATCGGCGAGCGGCTCGGCAAGGAGCGCGCCAAGTACGCCGACTACGAGGACCTGAAGACAAAGGCGGCCAGGCTCGAGGAGATCGAGGCCGCCAACAGGTCCGAGCAGGAGAAGGCCGTCGACAAGGCCCGCCGGGAGGCCGAGGAGGCAGCCCGCAAGGAGGAGCGGGGCAAGGCCGCCGCCCGCATCGTCAAGGCCGAGATCCGCGCCGCCGCCGGCGGCCGTCTCGCCGACCCCGAGGACGCCGTCCGGCTCCTCGACCTCTCCGAGTTCACGGTGAACGACGACGGCGACGTCGACGGCAAGGCCATCAAGGCCGCCATCGACAAGCTCGTCGAGTCGAAGCCGTATCTCGCCACGTCGACCGGCAACGGCGACGGCTTCAAGCGTCTCACCGACCTCGGGCAGGGACGCCGCGGCAGCGGCTCCGGCAAGGCGTCGGTAGCGCGTGGCCGGGAGCTCTACGAGTCCCGGCACGGCCGCAAGACCAACTAACCACGCCCCAAGGAGGAGCCCGTGGATCTCACCACCAAGATCGAGACCTTCCAGCAGGACGACCAGTCCTGGCTGGGGTCGGCGCACGGCACCGACGCCGCGCGTTCCATCACCCTCGACACGTCGGCGTTCACGGCCGGCACGCACTACCCGAACGGCTACTTCCCGAGCGGTCTGCCGCTCGGGCGGATCACCGCCTCCGGCAAGTACGGGCCGTACAACAACGCCGCCGCTGACGGCACCGAGACCCTCGTCGGGCACCTCTTCACGGCCGTCAAGGCGCCGTCGGTCAACACGATCGACCCGCAGGGCGCCCTTCTCGACCACGGGAAGGTCGTCGAGTCCAAGCTCCCGATCGCTGTCGACGCCGCCGGCAAGGCCGACGTCGCCGGCCGGATCCAGTACGTCTGAGGAGGACCTGAGACATGCTGCTCAACACCGACCTCATCGACCCGGCCGACCTCACCGGCTACGTGCGCGGCGCCCTCTCGGACCTCGAGCGCAACCGGTTCCGGCTGGCCCGCTACCTGCCGAACCGGCTCGTCAACGACCTCATCGCCCGGTTCACCCGCGGCGGCGAGGGCCTCTCCGAGGCGGCGACGTTCCGCGCCTATGACGCCGAGTCTCCGATCGGCAGCCGGCCGGCGCTCAGCCGAGTCACCCAGGAGCTGCCGCCGATCAGCCGGAAGATCCGGCTCGGCGAGTACGACCAGCTCCGCCAGCGCAACGCCGACGACGAGGTGGCCGACGCCATCCTGCGCGACGCGGTCCGCATGACCCGTCAGGTCGCTGCGCGCATGGAGCTCGCCCGGGGCGAGGCGCTCTACAAGGGCAAGATCCAGCTCAACGAGAACGGGGTCATCGTCGACGTCGACTACGGCCGGGCCGCCGGCCACACGGTCACCGCCGCGACGGCGTGGACCGACGGCGCCAACGCTGACCCCATCGCCGACCTGGTGTCCTGGGTCGACACGTACATCGCGGCCAACGGCGACCCGCCCGGGGTGATCCTCACCTCGACTCGGGTCCTGCGTCTCATCGGCGCGGCCGCGAAGGTGCGGAACCTCGGCTCCACGCTGGCGGGCACGCCGACGAACCTCGCCGCCGCGGCGGTGAGCGCGATCCTCGCCAACTACAACCTGCCGCCGATCGAGACCTACGACGCGCAGGTCAACGTCAACGGCGCCGCCACCCGGGTCATCCCCGACGACCGGCTGATCCTCCTGCCGGCTGCCGTCGACGCCGACGACTTCGACGGCACCGACCTCGGCGCCACCATGTGGGGCACCACCGCCGAGGCCCTCCAGCCGAACTACGGGGTCGAGGAAGGCGACGAGCCGGGCATCGTCGCCGGCGCCTACACCACCGACGACCCGGTCGCCGTGTGGACCAAGGCCGCAGCGATCGGCCTTCCCGTGCTCGCCAACCCGAACCTCAGCTTCGCGGCTGACGTCGCCTGAGAGGAGGAGCTGTGGCCAAGAAGCTGACCAGCTACGTCCACGTCCCCAACCCTGACACCGGCCGAACTGAGGTGTTCGGCCCCGACGACGACCTCCCCCGCTGGGCGTCCGAGGCGATCACCAACCCCAAGGCGTTCACCGGCGACGACGTGGAGGACGACGAGCCTCCGCGCAGCGGGAAGGGGTCGGGCAAGGGCGCCTGGGCCGACTACGCCGAAGAGCTCGGCGTCGCCGTCCCCGCGGACGCGTCGAAGGAGGACATCATCGCCCTCGTCGACTCGTTCAAGGCCACGGCGCCTCAGGGCTGACCGATGGCCGACTTCGCCACCGTCGACGACATCGCCTCGACGTGGCGTCCGCTGACCGAGCAGGAGCGGGAAGCCGCCGGCGGCCTGCTCCCGCTCGGCTCAGCGGTCATACGGCACCGGTTCCCGTCGATCGACAGCCGCATCGACGCTGGGCACCTGGACCCGAACCTGGTGAAGCTGGTCCTCGTCCAGATGGTCATACGCGTCCTGCGCAACCCCGAAGGGCTGCGCGTCATGTCGCTCGGTGCCTACTCCGAGACGAGGGAGTCCAGCCCCGACCACCTCGGCCTTCACCTCACCGACGACGAGGTCGCCGTGCTCGCCCCTCGATCCCGCGCCGGGGGGTTCGGCAGCATCCCGCTCACCCCCGGGCTGGGCCTGTAGATGCTCGAGCGTCTCCTCACCCAGCCGGTGACGATCCACCGGCGCACGATGGGCGGCACGAACGCCGACGGCAACCCGACCGCCACCTACGTCCTCGTCCACACCATCGGACGGATCGACCAGGTCACCACCGACGACCGGGCCGGCGGCGACCGGCGCGTCACCGGCTGGCGGCTCTACCTCGCCCCGGACGTGACGGTGACCGGCGGCGACCGTGTCGAGTCCGGCGGCGTCATCTTCGAGATCGAGGGCGACCCGTGGCTCGCCTACACGCCGCGGGGCCCGCACCACTGGGAAGTCGAGCTCCGGCAGGTGACCCCGTGATCAACATGCGCGTGCGCGTCAAGAGGACCGAGGACAACAGCCGCCGCGAGCGCGAGCGGCTCCAGGCCGCGGTCGCCGCCGGCATCAAGGCGGCCGTGCCCTACATCGTCCGCGACGCCCAACGCCGTGCTCCGGTGCGCAGCGGCGATCTGCGCCCCAGCATCGTGGCCCGCCAGGCAGGGCCGGCCACCTGGCTGATCCGGGCCGAAGCGCACTACGCGCACATCGTCGAATCCGGGGGCCGGCACGTCGCCCCCCGGCCGTTCCTCCGCCCCGCGCTCCTCGCCCAGCGCGGAACCATCGGCAAGCGGATCCATGAGGAGCACCGTCGGTATGGCTGAGCCCATCGTCGACGACCTCACCGACCCGTGGATC